GAAATGATTACTAGTTATAGTTTACCCCTTACGGATATGATTGGATGATATCGTTCAAGGACTTTCAACTTAATGAAGTGTGGCTAAATAGAATCGGTCAGGGTTCTAAGGAAGGATCAGTCACAACCGATAAAAAATATGCCTCACCAACTACATTTAAAAAAGATGCAGAAAAAGTCGGAGAAGTTGGGGATTTGCATTTATATAAAAGTGGTACAACGCATTTTACTTGGAGTCCGCAAGATAATTTAATACACCACGTCATTCATTCAGTTGAGCAAACTAAAACCCCCGAAGGGAATACTAGATTAAAATATTTGAGTGCCCACGGTAGAAGTAATTCTCCAGTTAGGATGGGCCAAGTTTATTCGAGTATGGTGAAGGATCATGGTTATGAATTTGCAGCCACTGGTCATTCCCCGGGAGCTAAAAAAATGTGGGATCGTTTTAGAGAAGATCCGGAATTAAAAGTTTCTCATGAAGATGGAACTGAAGTCGGTAAAAATGAAAATGTATATGCTTCTCAAGACGAAAAGGATAAAAATATAAGAAAAAACGTTGGAATGAAAGGTATAGTTCTTTCGAAACGCCAAGAGGATACGTATGGCGACTAATCCGTTATTTAACAATTACAATTCAGCAACTCAACAAGACACGCTTGAGAAATTAATTATTGAATCCATTAAAATTTATGGACAAGATATGTATTATATACCGCGTGTTTTAAACAATTATGATTCTTTATACGGTTCGGATGATAATTCAAGTTACGAAACGCCGTATTCAGTTGAAATGTATATTAAATCTGTTAACGGATTTTCTGGCGATGGCGATTTTATGTCTAAGTTTGGTATTGAAATTCATGACCAAGTTATTTTTAGTGTTGCAAGAAAAAGCTTTGATAATGAAGTTGGAAACGCTGAATTAGCAGATTTACCAAGACCGATGGAAGGCGACTTGATCTATTTTCCATTAAATAATAAATGTTTTCAAATTAAATATGTAAATAAGTTTGAAATGTTTTATCCTTTGGGCAAATTATATACTTGGGAAATGACTTGTGAGCTATTCGAGTATTCCGGTGAAAATATGGATACCGGTATTGAATCTATTGATAGTTTACAAGATAAATTCGGAACAAACCTCTATTCTTCTGCATTAAACGATGAAAGCCTTGGTCCTATTCTCGACGAAAACGGTAATTTGATTTTACTTGAGGCTGATGCGGATAACTTTAAATATTATGAAGAAAACGATATTATTCAAGAACAATCAGATCTTTTTGTTGATTTTTCTTCCATTGATCCTTTTAGTGAAGGGACTATCTGAAACGACCGTTTTATATAAATACAATTATATAAAATTTTGGAGGTAATTATGGAAAAATATGGATTCGTTTATATATGGTATGATCGTAAAAGGAATATGTACTATATTGGTTCCCATTGGGGCTTGGAACATGATGGGTATATTTGTTCTTCCAATAGAATGAGAAATGCGTATCGAAGAAGGCCTGATGATTTTAAAAGAAAAATAATAGAAAAAACAGATGAAAGATCTTTATTGCTGGGTTTAGAAGAAAAATGGCTACAATTAGCAGAAAATAAAAAGGAAAGATATTATAATTTAGTATTTACTACACATAATAATTATTGGTGGAATGAAGAAAATTCTAGATTAACGGTGGGCCAAAAAATTTCTAAATCGCATAAATCCAATCCTAATATGGGCAAATGGGCAAAGGGAAAGGTTTTATCAGAAGAAACTAAGAAAAAAATATCTATTTCTACTTCTAAGGCTATGAAAAAATATTATAAAGAAAATCCAAGGACCGATGAAACTAGAAAAAAGATAAGCGAAAATACTAAAAGATTACACAAAGAGAAAAAAATCGGTACTTATGGCACGAAACACTCGCAAGAAACTTTAAAGAAAATGTCAGAAAATAATGCCATGAATAATCCAATACATAGGGCAAAGGTAAAAGCTTCTAAACAAGGAATAAAATGGTTAAAAAATGGAGAAACAAGAAAAATGGCAGTTCCTGGTACAGATAAATATGAAATGCTTTTACAATCTGGGTTTGAGGTAATGTAAAGATGTTTAGTACGCCATTTTATCACAGTTTATTAAGAAAATATGTAATACTTGTTGGAACTCTTTTTAACAATATTCATATAACAAGGTCGGATTCTGACGGAAACGAAACTTCCTTAATTCGTGTGCCTATTATGTACGCACCAAAAGATAAGATGTTGACCCGTGTTCTTCAAGACCCAAATATCGACCGGCAAACAGCAACTATTCCATTACCAGCAATTACATTTGAAATGGGAAAAATGTATTATGATGCCGATAGAAAACTAAAAACTATCGGAAGGTCTACAATTAAAAATTCTAATGATGAATATAAGTATCAATATAATCCTGTACCATATAATATAGATTTTAAAGTTTATATCTATGCAAAACAAATTGAAGATGGTAATAAAATTATTGAGCAAGTGTTACCATTTTTTACGCCCGATTGGACAACTACAATTGAATTAATTCCAGAAATGGAAGAAACTAAAGATATTCCTGTAATTCTCAGGGATATTTCCTTTACGGATAATTATGATGGAGATTTTACAAAAAGAAGAGCTATTATTTGGACATTGGATTTAACCCTTAAAGGGTATTTGTACGGTCCAGTAAAACAATCTGGTGTTATTAAGTTTGTTAATGTTAATTTTTATATACCTGATCCGCAATATACTGATCTTAACGATGCAATTGGGGTTAGTGAAATAACAGAAAAAATTACTGTTCAACCTGGTTTGACTGCAAATGGAGAACCAACTTCGAATATTAATAATACTGTTGCTTATACCGAAATTAATGTTGACGATGATTACGGGTATATTACCCAAATTTATAATCAAGAAGATTTATTAAATGAGTGATGAGAATAAAAAAGATAAAGACCCTATTGGAAAGGCCCTAGGACTTCCACCTGAAGAAAAAATTGAAGTTGCTAATGGATTTGTTGATAAATTAAAAAATAAAATATACGATAATAGTGCAAGTCAAGATTTTGAAATGGCCCGTGCAAACGTGCATGGAGTTATTGAAACTGGTAAAGAGGCATTAATAACCCTTACAGAATTAGCAGGAAAGTCTCAACATCCAAGAGCATTTGAAGTTGTAGCAAAACTAATGGATACGTTAGTTTCAGCCAATAAAGAATTATTAGATCTACAAGAAAAAATCAGAAAAATTGATCATTCCGATGCTCCAGTTGGTGAAAATGCAAAGAACGTAACTCAAAATTTATTTGTTGGCTCGACTGCAGAATTACAGAAAATTGTGAAGGAACTAAAGTTTGGAAACCAATCCGAAGAAAAATGAGATAGTTGACTTTACCGATTATACAAATGCTCGTGGTTATAATGGTAATATGTTACTTAAAAGGGTCAATCAAAAGGTTGATTGGACACCTGAACTGATTGAAGAATGGTTAAAATGTTCTGAAGACCCTGTATATTTTGTCTCAAATTATATGAAAATTATTACCCTGAACGAAGGTTTAAAGAAATTTGAACCTTGGGATTATCAGAAAAATATGATTAATTCATTTAGGGAAAATAGATACACGATTGTAACCACTGCCAGGCAGGCTGGAAAATCGACCACTACCTGTGGTTTTATTCTTTGGTATATCCTATTCCACGATGCAAAAACTGTTGCTTTATTGGCAAACAAAGGCGAAACCGCAAGAGAAATTCTGAGCCGTGTTCAGCTTGCATATCAACATTTACCTATGTGGCTACAACAAGGTATGAAAGAATGGAACAAAGGTTCCTTTGAGCTTGAAAATGATAGTCGAGTAATTGCAACTGCAACATCCGCCAGTGCTATTCGTGGATATACAATTAATCTTTTGTTTATTGACGAAGCCGCCCACATTGATAATTGGGACGAATTTTTTACATCCGTTTATCCAACAATTTCATCCGGTACTGAATCCAAAATTATTTTAGTTTCTACTCCAAACGGTCTAAATCACTTTTATTCTACTTGGGTAAACGCCAGAGAAAAACGTAATGGATACAATGCCATTGAAGTAAACTGGAAAGAAGTTCCTGGTCGTGATGATAAATGGAAAGAAGATACTCTTTCTGGTATGAACTTTGATATAGAAAAGTTCAATCAAGAATATGAGTGCGAATTCCTAGGAAGTTCCGGAACGCTTATTGCTGGTTGGAAACTTAAAGAATTAGTACACCAGTCACCAGTGGTTCAACAAGAAGGTTTGATACAATATAAAGAACCGGAAAAAGATCATGTTTATATGACAGTCTGCGATGTCTCTCGCGGTAAAGGATTGGACTATTCCGCCTTTCAGTTAATTGATGTTACAAAAATGCCATATGAGGAAGTTTGTGTCTATAGGAATAATAATGTTACCCCCATTGATTATGCTGATATAATTTATCGAACTGCAAAACATTATAACAATGCATCTGTTCTTGTGGAAATTAATGATATTGGCGAACAGGTATCAAATTCTTTACATTATGATTTTGGATACGATCATGTTTTATTTACTGAAAATGCGGGTAGAAGCGGAAAACGTATTACTAGCGGTTTTGGAGGAAAAACCGCCGACATGGGGATACGAACAACTAAAATTGTAAAATCTACCGGTTGTTCTATGTTAAAACTGTTAGTTGAACAAAATCAATTAATAATTAACGATTTTCATACTATTAACGAATTATCTACTTTTTCTAAAAAAGGAAATTCCTACGAAGCTGAGCCTGGAAAACATGACGACTTAGTTATGTGCTTAGTGTTATTTGCTTGGATTTCTGATCAACAATATTTTAAAGACTATACAAACATAAATACCTTAAATTTGTTAAGGGATAAAACTGAAGAACAAATTGAGCAAGACTTATCCCCGTTTGGTTTTGTTGAAAATGGTAGGGAAGAATTTATGGATGAAAGGTATGAGAAATTTGTTGAAAATGATTGGTTTTGGGCAGCTTCTCAGGTCGATTTTGAAAACGAAAGGGACGATAATGGTTATTGGTAATTTGAAATACTAAGAAAGCTTTTTTAATAAATAACAAAAAAGAATTAATTTCCTTACCTCATTATAGGAGCTAAATATGGCGTTTCAATTAAGCCCAGGCGTTTCAATTAGAGAAATTGATCTTACTACGATTGTACCTTCAGTTGCCACTACAGATGGCGCTCTTGCGGGTGTATTTCGTTGGGGACCAATTGGAGAAACAATACTGGTAGACTCTCAAGATAAACTGGCACAATACTTCGGAAAGCCAACAAATTTAAATGCGGAAACGTTTTTTACCGGATCGAATTTTTTAAATTACGGCGAAAGATTATGGATTTCTCGTGCTGGTAAAACTTCAGGTTTCACTCCGGGCGGAATTGAATTTACGCTCACCGGAACAAGTAATAACATCCTAACCACAACAGCTGATATAAGTCAAGTTGTTCCGGGAATGTATATTACTCAAACTTCTAACACTACTGTAATTTCCGGCGATCAAACAGGTGAAGATTATGAAATTATTTCTGCAAATTCATCAGCAATTACTCTTAATCAAACTATAACTGGTACTGCAGGAACTACTGAATTAAGTTTCGCCAGAAAAGACGCTACATATACTGCAGTAGGAGCTGAAGCTGATTCGGATGCAGTTATTGTTGCAAACTTAGTTCATCAGATTGTAAGAAATGTTGGTGAATTTGAATCAAAACAGGGTAATTTCGATAGCGATCTTCTATATATTGCAAAATATCCTGGTAAAATGGGAAATTCTTTAAGGGTTTCTGTTTGTGATAACGCAAATAGCTATACGCAGGATTTGGATTTAGGTGCTTCTGCCAGAATTGAATTTATTGTAGGTTCTTCTGAAGTTTATGTGGTTTCTAATACTGCTTCTAACACTGCCGCGAATTTAGCATTTACTTCAATTGCAGTTAAAGATTACTTAAAAGCCGGAACATTTACTTCAAGGGAACAATATTGTTTAGTAGAATCTAAATCATATGCCGAAGATACTTCATCAAATGTTGTATTTGGAAGTTCTGGTTCGAATGGAGCTGTGAATACCACGAATGGATTTATTAGTTTAAACAACTTAGCAAATACAATTAACGGCGATTTAGTTTTTCAAGTTGGCGATATTGTAACTTATGCAAATACAACTGGTGACTCAACTGGCGGTCTTTCTTCTGGTTCTAATTATTATGTAATTAGTTCAAACAGTTCTGGTTTAATTCTTTCTTCAACCAGAGACGGTGTTTCTGCTGTTACTGCCGCCGCTGGGGGAACAGAACACTCATTTACTGCTGATATGAAGAAAGTTACATTTACTATTCAAGATCCGTTTAGATTAAATGAAAACTATTCTTCTAATACAGCTTCAAGGTTCTGGGAGTATTTTAATGTAGTAGATACTGCTCCAGGGCAATCTGATTATGTTTTGTATAACGGAAATACTTCTGCTCAAGATGAAATGCACGTTGTTGTGGTAGACGAAGGTGGTGATTTCACCGGAACTCCAGGAACAATCCTTGAAGTATTTGCCGCCGTTTCAAGAGCAACTGATTCAAAGAATTCTAACGGAACAGTAAATTATTATGTTGATTTAATCAACGAATCTTCAGAATATGTATGGGTAGTTAATGACAGAACTACGGCTTATTCAAATACTGCGTTGAATGTAACTTCATCATCTAGCGCTTCTTCATTAAATACTCGTTTTAGATTCGGTTCTGACGGATTGGATGAAGAAAATGCAACACTTTCTATCCTTGGCGATGCATATGATTTATTTGCTTCTGCTGAAGATATTGATATTTCTTTGGTAATGCAAGGAAGGCCAGTCGGAGGAAGTACAGTTGTTAATGGCGAAACTATTGTTGATTATCAATTAGCAAATTATATTATTGACAATATCTGTGATGCCAGAAAAGATTGTGTTGGATTTGTATCTCCTGACAAAACAGCTGTAATTAATAATATTGGCCGCGAAGCTACTTCTGTTAAAAACTGGAGAGGTGCAGTAAGAAATACTTCTTATGCAGTAATGGATTCGGGTTATAAGTATCAATACGATAGATATAATGATGTGTATCGCTGGGTTCCTTTAAATGGCGATATTGCTGGTTTATGCGCTAGAACTGACCAAACTAACGATTCTTGGTGGTCGCCTGCTGGATTTAACCGTGGTAACATTAAGAATTTCGTAAAGCTTGCTTGGAACCCAAGAAAAGCAGAGCGTGATATTCTATATCCTAACGGTGTTAACCCAGTAGTTTCTTTCCCAGGTCAGGGTACTGTTCTATTCGGTGATAAAACTCTACAAGCTAAACCTTCTGCATTCGACAGAATTAACGTTCGTAGATTGTTTATTACGCTGGAAAAGGCTATTTCTAAATCGTCTCAATATTTCTTATTCGAATTTAACGATGCGTTTACTAGAGCACAGTTTAAAAACTTGATTAATCCTTACCTAAGAAACATCCAAGGCCGCCGTGGTATTTACGACTTCTTGGTAGTTTGTGACGAAACTAACAACACTCCGTTTATTATTGATTCTAACCAATTTGTTGGTGATATCTATATTAAACCTGCGCGTTCTATCAACTTCATTCAATTAAACTTTGTGGCCGTTGGAACTGGTGTCCAGTTCTCTGAAGTTGTTGGTAAGTTCTAGTAAACTGTTCTATCTGAATATTCCCCGAGATAATATCAAAGGGAATATCAAGTGAATGGTAAATGTACATTTTTAGGTTCCACCTGATGTCAGAAACCCTAAATATTAATAAACATTAAAGGAATAAAATTAATGGCGTTTAACATTAATAATTTTAAAGCAAACGGCGTAGTGTACGGTGGAGCAAGACCTTCGTTATTCAAGGTCACACTAAATACACCTGAAGGTCTTGCATTATCTCCAGATTCAAAAAAGAAATTTGAATTTACCTGTAAATCAGCAGAATTACCAGGTTCTATGGTTTCTTCCGTTCCAATTCCATATTTCGGAAGATCTATTAAAGTTGCCGGACAAAGGGATTTCCAAGATTGGTCGGTTAGCGTAATCAACGACGAAGATTTTTCTGTTCGTGCATTATTTGAGGCCTGGTCGAATTCACTAAACCGTCACGTTTCAAACTTGAGAGATTCGTTAGTTGATGAAGAACAATATAAAGTTGATCTAGTAGTCGAACAATATGGTAAAGACGGAAGCATTATTCGTTCATATAAATTAGAAGGGGCTTTCCCCACTATGATTTCTCCTATTGGTCTGGATTGGAGTTCTGCAAACCAAATTGAAGAATTTGGTGTTACCTTTTCATACGATCTTTGGGTTCCTGAAGTTGAACAGTCTGCTAAAAAGGCTGGCGGAACTAATGTTTATGGCGATAAAACCACGGCAGTAAATAGTTTAGTTGAATTATAAATAATGTATAAACGGGGTGGAAAATTTCCACCCCTAATTTTGGAGAAAATAATGAAGTTATTTGGTTACAGTTTTTTTGAACCGGTTGAGGAAAAGGAAGAATATAAATCCTTTACACCAAAGGTAGATGACGACGGCGCTGTTGAAATTTCAACAGGCGGCGCATTTGGCACATATGTAGATCTTGATGGAACTGTACGAACTGAGGCTGAATTAGTTTCCCGCTACAGGGAAATGTCATTAAATGCTGAATGTGATTCGGCAATTGATGAAATTGTAAACGAAACAATTGCAATTGATGAACAAAAATTAGTCACAATAAACCTTGACAATTTAAAAGTAGATCCAAAAACAAAAGATATTATTCGTAAAGAATTTGATTATTGTTTAAATCTTATCAGCTTTCAAAAATATGCTTATGAAATTTTTAGAAGATGGTATATTGATGGGCGTTTGTATTATCATGCAATTATTGACGAGAAAAATCCCCAAGAAGGCTTGAAAGAACTTCGTTTTATTGATCCCAGAAAAATACGTAAAATTAGGGAAGTTCAAAAATCAAAAAAGAATGAAATAGGTTCATCATCTCCAGCAGAAGTTTCTATTTCAAAAACTGTAAATGAATATTACATTTATAATGATAAAGGGTTTCATTTAGGAAATAAAAACCTAGGTGGTGGAGGAGTAAGCGGTTTAAAGGTCGCAAAAGATTCTATTATCCACATAGTATCCGGTATTACGGATAATCAAGGTCAAATGGTTCTTTCTTATTTACATAAAGCCATTAAACCTTTAAATCAATTAAAAACACTAGAAGATGCTCTTGTAATTTATCGTTTAGCCCGCGCTCCAGAACGTAGAATTTGGTATATTGATGTTGGTAACTTACCAAAAATGAAAGCCGAGCAACACGTTCGGGATATTATGGTTAAACATAAAAACCGTTTAATTTATGATGCAGCAACTGGTCAAATTAGAGACGACCGTAAATTTATGACAATGCTTGAAGATTATTGGCTTCCACGTAGAGAAGGCGGTCGCGGAACTGAGGTAACTACATTACCTGGTGGACAAAATCTTGGGGAAATGGATGATGTTCTCTATTTCCAAAAGAAATTCCTTCAAGCATTAAACGTTCCGACAACTAGATTAAATTCAGATTCAGTATTTTCGTTGGGTAGGGCGACTGAAATTACTAGGGATGAAGTAAAATTTTCAAGATTTATAGTAAGGCTTCGTTCGAGGTTTTCAAATTTATTTATGGAAATGTTGCGGCATCAACTAGTATTAAAAAATATTACTACTGTTAATGACTGGAATGATATTAAAAACTTTATTCGTTTTGATTTTGCGAAAGATAATTATTTCGCTGAATTGAAAGAATCTGAAATACGTCAGCAAAGAATTACGCAAGCCCGTGATTATCAAGATATGGCTGGAAAATATTATTCTCACGATTGGGTCAGAAAGAATATTTTGATGCAATCTGAAGATGAAATTGCACAACAAGATTCACTAATTGATGAAGAAAATCAGTCGCAAGATCCGCGTTGGGTAAATCCTGTTGTAGCTCAAAATGAGCAAATGCAACAAGAACAACAAAGTCAACAACAAGCCCCACAAGATGAAGGTGGCGGTATTTCAGGCGGTCAATCTCAAGATGCTCAAGATGCTTCAAACGCAGCCAAAGATGAAGAGTCTAGAAAAATGTCTGAAATACAACAAGCTATCGTATTCATAAAGCAGATGAAGCAACGTGGAGTTGATAATAGAAGCCCTCAAGATCAGTCAAAATATAAGCGGGCAGTACAAATTGTTGCTAAAAATCCAGATATCGTCCAGAAATTAGGAACTGTAAATCCAACAAAAGGAAATTAATGATGTCAGAATATAATACATCCGATCTTATTATTCATGCAGCTGAGAATAAAGCTTTGGAATTTAACGCTGTATTTGAAGATATATTAAAAGACAAATTATTTGAAGCGGTGGAAAATAAAAAGGTTGAATTATCTATTAGTCAATTTAATGAAGATTGGAGAGAAAAATTATCAGCATTAGCAGCTCATAATACTAATCTACCAATTACTAGAAAAGAAGCCGAAGAACGACGCGATAAACACTCAGAATTAGCAAAATCATCAAATCGGGGGACAGATAGAGTAACCCACCTAAATTTCGCTAAAAAGTTTGATCATGTTATTAAAACTATGGACAAGAATGAAGGAAATGAGGTTGATGGATCTTATACACACCAAACCCCGGAATCTGTCAGCACTTTAGTAAAAGCGAGCGATAAACATTTAAAAGAAGAAAATTTAGAATCTGATTGGGGATCAGTGGACCCTTATATCAAGGACGAAAAACAAACTCCCCCAAAACCCAAAAAGAAACCAAAACTAAATATTCCTAAAAATAAACAAGATTATTATCCACCTGCCAGTAAATATGGCAACGATTAAGGAAATAAAATGACAAATTATAACGTATCAGATTTAATCGTACATGCTTCAGAAGAAAAACCTTCAGAATTTTCCGCAGCATTTGAATCTTTAATTCAAGATCGTCTACAAACTGCAGTTGAAGATAAAAAGTTAGAGATGGTAGGCAATTTATTTGGAGAAGAAAATACTCCATACCGTAGAGAAGGTACAAGACCTCCCGTGACCGATAAAGATAAAGAAGAGGCTGTCGATCCTAAAGATATACCACCTTCCCCTCCTAAACCACAAAAAAAACCCAAAAGAATTGCCAATATGAAAAAAGAAGATCAAATTGGTAATTTGATTAAAAAAATAGAAGGTGAGGAATAATGGCAAAAAAATTATCACAAATTGTTGACCTTTCAAAGGTCACGGACCTAAAAGGCACTAGGGGTTCGAAACATAAAAAGTTATCACTGGGTAAAAATCCTGGCGTTGACTATGCACCTAAGATGAAAGATGAACGCGATTTCGTGGCTATGCATGATGTTGAGGAAATTGATGATTATGAGGATAACCCTCATTCATCTTCTCAATATGCAAAATCTGTTAAACCTTATAAGTATCCTAAACACTCGACCAAAGTAAACGAAGAAGAAATTGACGAAGGTATTCTTGGTGGAATTGGACGAGCAGTCGGAGAATTTACCGGAGTTTACGATCCTCATCATACTAAACATGATGATATTGATAAAGAAATTGATAAGCATAACGAACTAAAATCTCAACACCAAAAAGCATATAAAAAGCTTGATCGGGGCGGTAAAATGTTTTCAGGTGATGCTAGGTATCATTATGGGTTAGCTTCGGCTCACGACAAACATATTAATCACTATGAAAATCTTAAAAAAGAGTTTGCTGGCGGAAAAGTCCCTAGTCCTAAGTTTAATACTATTAGAGATTTTGCATCTGTAGATATTAATAAATCTAACAATTTTTTAAAAGAACAAGTTGATAAATATGGCATCTAAATCTTTAGAAATAATCAATAAACATAAAGATTTGGCAGATAGGCATAGGTATCTAGCCCAGAATACAAGCGCCGTTAATGCCTCCAAACATAACAGTTCCGCTAGTTATCACGATTGGCTTGCTAAAATGATAGAAAAGCATGGTTACTCTAAATATAAAAAACTAAGTTCAGAAGTTCTTAATGAAAATTGCGGCGAAGGGGACCCGGAAATTCAACCTAAAGACTTGCCAAAAAAGAAAACTGGAAAGCCTTTAAGAAAAATTGTTGAATCCGAAAAAAGATCTGAAACTGCTGACGCCCGTGAAACATTTATGAAAAATGTTCAGGAAAAGAAAAAGTTAAAACAAAAAGAAGAAGAACAAAAAAATAAAATTTCCGAAGAAAAAGATGCAGCTTTAGAAAGGGCTGGTGTATCTGGTTTCAATAAACCTAAAAGAACTCCGAACCATCCTTCTAAATCGCACGTAGTTGTCACTAAGGTTAATGGTAAACCAAAGACTATTAGATTCGGACAACAAGGGGTGAGCGGTTCTCCAAAAAAAGAAGGAGAATCCGAATCATACAAAAATAGAAGAAAATCGTTTAAAGCGAGACATTCAAAAAATATTGCCAAAGGAAAATCTTCGGCGGCGTATTGGGCAAATAAGGTTAAATGGTAATGATTATTAAAATTTTAGGCCCAGAAATTGGGATTGGGTCCGCTAATACAGTTTCTGACGCTTCTTTGGTTAGAGTTTATAATGGGGGATCTGCAGCAGTTTTAAATATTGGTTCTGTTGGTAATGTAACTATTGCATCTGCGGATTCGATCATTGTTGAAAAATCACCATCAGACACATTAACTGGAACAGGAATGCTAGCTGCTCCTGTTGCATACAAAGGATAAACCAATGAAACTCTTCACAGAATTAAATGAAGATGTACAATTAATTACTGAAACTAACGAAAAAGACGGTAAAAAGCTTCAATTTATCGAAGGTATTTTTCTACAGGCGGAAATTAAAAATCGCAACGGTAGAATTTATCCAATCCATGTTATGGAAAATGCAGTAAATAAGTACCTTAAAGAAAAAGTTAAAGGTGGGAATGCATTCGGTGAATTAGGACATCCTTCTGGTCCAACCATTAACCTTGATAGAGTTTCTCATATTATTACCGAATTACGTAAAGACGGTAATAACTATATTGGTAAAGCTAAAATTGCCAATACTCCAATGGGAGAAATTGCACGCGGTATTATGGAATCAGGCGGTCGTTTAGGTGTTTCTTCAAGGGCTATGGGTTCATTGAGAGAACAAAACGGTTCTATGGTCGTACAAGATGATCTTAAGATCTCAACTGCCGCTGATATCGTTGCAGATCCTTCTGCTCCCGATGCATTTGTTAACGGCCTTATGGAAAATGTTGAATGGATTTTTGATCCGATCAAAAATACTTGGATGGAACAAAAAGCAGAAAGCTTAAAGGGTCAAATCCATGGTTTGTCAAAGAATGAACGCGAAGCAAAACAAATGGCTATTTTTGAAGATTATATTAATTCTTTAATTAGTCTTTGACATTAAAAATAGAAATATTATAAATATCTAAAATTCAATAAAAGGAAATTTTCTTATGAGCGAAAATTATCAAAATGATGAACTAGAATTAGAAAATTCAGATGATCTTCAAGAAACAGCTGCTTCTGATTCTATTAAAATGAAAGGCGATGCTTCTAAAGTAAATATTATGGCTCAAATTGCTTCTATGGGCAAAGATGACATTAATAAACTTTCGGAAGTATTATCTCAATTCGGTCCAAATAAAGATTATGGCGTTGGCGATAATTCTGCCAAAAACGCTGCAACAATTGCAATGAAGCCTTCTGCTGCCACCGGAGCAGCAGTTAAAGAAGATTTGGAAATTGCATTTGAGGGCGAAGATCTTTCAGAAGATTTTAAATCAAAGGCAACTAATCTATTCGAAGCTGCTATTAGCGCACGTGTTGGAATGGAGGTTGCTCGTTTAGAAGAAGAAGCTGAAGAACAAATCAACGAACAAGTTGAAGCTTTAACTGAAGAGTTAACCAATAAACTTAATTCTTATATGGATTATGTTGTTGAGCAATGGATGACAGAAAACGAAGTTGCAATTGAATCTACCCTTCAAACTGAAATCAATAAAGATTTCATGGAAGGTCTACGTAATCTATTCCAAGAACATTATATTGATATTCCAACTGAGCAAGTTGATGTTGTCGAAAGTCTTGCCGAAAAGGTTGAGGAATTGGAATCAATGTTAGATGAATCTATTTCTAACAATGATGAATTGCGTTCTATTATCATCGAAAATACTATCTCTGAAATCCAGCAAGAAGTTGCTTCTGGTATGGCACTAACACAACAAGAAAAGTTTTTGCAGATTGCAGAAGATATTGAATTTGAAGGTGATTTTGAAGTTTATGCGGAAAAGCTTTTGAGTATTAAAGAAAGTTATTTCTCCGAAACTTCTAATCAAGATTCTAACATTATGGAAGAATCTTACGAAGGCGAAGAATTGAACGAAGCGGTTGAATCTCCATTTAAGGGTCAAGATCCAGCAGTTCGTAGATACGCCGAAGCAATGACTAAAAGCTTTAAATAACCAATTTATATAAATAAATAAAGATAATAATTTCTCTTAGAAAGGAAAACTAATGTATCTAGCTGAGGAACTACAAAATAAGTGGTCTGACGTATTGGACCACCCAAGTCTTGATAAAATTCAAGACCAACACAGACGTTCGGTAACGGCTGTTGTTTTGGAGAACACCGAGAAGGCCCTTAATGAATCACACCGTAATGGTTCATACCAGTCTTTGACGGAAGCATCTCCAATTCCAGCAAACGCAATGGGAGCTTCATCTTCTACAGCTGGTGATGGTGCTGTTGACACCTTCGACCCTGTATTGATTTCTCTTGTTCGCCGTGCAATGCCTAACCTTGTTGCTTATGACATCGCTGGCGTTCAGCCAATGTCAGGCCCAACTGGTTTGATCTTTGCAATGCGTTCTCGCTATGCTAACCAAGAAGGTACTGAAACATTCTATAACGAAGTTAACACTCAGTTCTCTTCTGTTACTGCTGGCGCTAACACTCTTGGTGATAAGCATGTTGGTACTATCCCTGGTGCAACTAACACTTCTCCTTTGACCGCTGTTAACACTTATAACACTGGTGCTGGTATGTCAACTGCTCAAGCGGAAGCTTTGGGTACTGACTCAAATACTGCATGGCCTGAAATGGCGTTCAGCATCGAGAAATTGGCCGTTGAAGCCAAGTCTCGTGCGTTGAAAGCAGAATACACCATGGAACTTGCGCAAGACTTGAAAGCAGTTCATGGTCTTGATGCTGAATCTGAGTTGTCAAATATCTTGTCATCTGAGATTCTTGCTGAAATTAACCGTCAAGTTATCCGTACTATTAACATCACCGCTAAAACTGGTGCTGAAGTAGATACTACCACTGCTGGTGTATTCGACTTGGATACAGACTCTAACGGTCGTTGGTCTGTAGAAAAGTTCAAGGGTATGATGTTCCAGCTTGAGCGCGAAGCCAACAAGATTGCTAAAGAGACTCGTAGAGGGAAGGGTAACATCGTCCTTTGTTCTTCAGACGTTGCTTCTGCATTGCAAATGGCTGGTGTTCTTGACTACACCCCTGCTCTTAACTCTAATAAGTTGAACGTAGATGATACTGGTAATACCTTTGCCGGTGTATTGAACGGTCGTCTACGTGTTTACATCGACCCATATGCGGTTGGTGGTGATTACTTCACTATCGGTTATAAAGGTTCTTCTGCCTTTGACGCCGGATTGTTCTACTGCCCATACGTTCCATTGCAAATGGTTCGTGCGGTTGACCATAACAGCTTCCAGCCTAAAATCGGCTTCAAAACCCGTTATGGCATCGTTGCTAACCCATTCGCAAAAGGTGCTACTGCCTTTACTGACGATGGTCTTGCAATTAACTCTAATGTTTACTACCGTAAAGTTATTGTTAACAACCTACAATAATAAGATCGGGCAAACCGGCTTTATTTCGGGGGTGGGATTAATCCCATCCCCTTTTTTAATAATATAAAGGAACAAAATAATGAGCAGATATTTAAAAGAATCTTATGCTAAATATATTACTGAACAAGCACGTCATAATTCTTTCAGAACTACTGTTGTTTTAAACGAAGATATTAAGGGAATGCAATACGCTCAAGGTAATTTAGATAGCGCCAGAAAAAAAATGAATGATATGGGAATCACAAGCGGCGTTTTACATGATCACTTATCAAAAGCCGAAGAAACCCATACAAAAATATATAATAAAGATGGCAGTTCTGACGCCTCTATTGCTACCAAGGATGCACATACTGAAAATGCTTTTAAAATATCAAACGCTGTTGGTAAGATTTATAATCAACACCAACAGTATATGGATAGCCCAGCAGGTCCGACTGAAGTAGACCGAACTAGAGCAGATAATGCAAAATCTCAAGCCCTTAGGGACAAAGCAAAGGGATAGTTTAATGATGAGAAAAGGAGTCACAAGCTCCTTTTTTTCATATAAATACATAAAAGTATTTTGAGGATAATATTATGAGCGCAGTAGACAATACACCAGAAAATAAAAATTTCTTATCCCCTTTAAAATTTGGGTTTCTCATTAAAAAGACTCCTCATGTAAACTTTTTCATTCAAGGAGTGAACCTTCCTCCTATTTCGATGAACGCTGCAATGACCCCAACTCCGTTTGTTGATATACCAAATCACGGTGAACATTTAAAATTTGAAAACTTAACAATTAAATATAAAGTTGATGAAGATTTTCAAAATTATCAAGAACTTTATAATTGGTTAATTGCTTTAGGTAAGCCTGAGAATTTTCAACAATACAAAGACCTTCAAGATAATCCAATTTATACTGGAGATACGATTTATTCGGATTTATCAATATTAGCTTATCGCTCCAGTCATATTCCCCATTTTGAAATTACTTTTACTGACGCATATCCAATTGCAGTCGGGGATATAAAGTTCAATACAGATGAAGATGATGTTCATTTTATTACTTCATCCGCGACTTTTAAATATACCAATTTTACTATGAGACAAATTTCTAGTTAAGTCAAATTAATTCTTTACTTTTCTTCTATAATAAGTTACAATCATTAAATAATTCTAGGAGGGCGGTATGAAATTAGAAGAAATATTTGATGAATGGAATAATGATGTAAAAATTGATAAAACCGAATTGGGTGATGAATTAATTAAAATTCCTATTCTTCATAATAAGTATTATAAAATTTTATCGTCCGAACGGTTATTATTGAAATCTTATGAAACTAAAATGAAGCAACTTAAACTCGATAAGTATGAGTTTTTTACGCAAGGCCCAAATGAAGAAACGGAAAAACTTGGTTGGAAATTGCCTCCAAAGGGAATGGTTTTAAAAGCTGATCTACCTATGTATATGGATGCTGATCAAGATATTATAAAGCTATCGTTGAAAATTGGATTACAGCAAGAAAAGATAGAATTTTTGGTTTCTATCATTAAAAGCCTGACTAATAGAGGTTATAATTTGAAGTCAGCAGTAGACTGGCAGAAATTTATTAATGGCACATAAAGAATTTATTTCATAAGGAACAAAATAATGAGCAGATATTTACAAGAATCTTATGCTAAATATATCACTGAACAAGCACGTCGTAATATCTTTAGAACAAATGAAGATATTCAAGAAAATGATTCTCAGGATATTTTAGGCGAAGCCGGAAGAAAAATAGACGATTTAAAAAAAACTATTTCCGGTTTAGAAAAAAAACATAAAAAAATAAAAATTGGATCTTCCGACGGAGATAAACAAGCCCATATAGAAGCCGTTAATGATATGCACGCAGCTGTTACAGGAATTAAAGACACAAAATCCCTAGGTAGTCCAGCAGAACGGTATCTAAAAATGAAAGAAAAACAAAGAGCTAAGGAAGATCAATTCCGTGGGCCTTTTAATTAAGTTATAATAGAGTATTATTGGCGAATAGTGAAGTATACTGACAAAAAATTATTAATGGTGTATAGTGGAAATTATAAAAGTAACAAAACTTAATGAAGTATATAATAAAATTGAATGTGAACCAGGAATAGGTTACGAGTTAAACGATTTCTTTACATTTGAAGTTCCTGGTGCCAAATTCATGCCAGCCTATAAAAATAAAGTATGGGATGGAAAAATACGCCTTTACAATTTAATGACTTCAACTTTATACGGCGGTCTTTTGCCGTATGTTGAAGATTTTTGCGAAAAAAGAAAATATCGTATAGAGTACGGATCTGAATTTTCTTATGATAATTTTTCTATAAATGAAGCAAAAAAGTACATTAAATCTTTAAATTTACCGGAAAAATTTGTGCCAAGGGATTATCAAATTGATGCCTTGGTACATGCTATTCGCTCAAAAAGAGCAGTATTATTATCTCCTACTGCTTCCGGTAAATCTTTTATCATTTATCTTTTAATTCGTTACTATTCAAAGAAAACTTTAGTTATTGTGCCGACAACAACTTTGGTTCATCAAATGACAACGGATTTTGAAGATTATGGGTATGATAAAAACATCCATAAAATATATTCTGGACAAACTAAAGATACTGAAGAAGATATTACAGTAACTACCTGGCAAAGCATCTATAAAATGCCTAAAGAATGGTTTGATCAATTCGATGTAGTTATAGGGGACGAGGCTCATACCTTTAAGGCTAAATCATTAACATCTATTATGACAAATCTTGAGGAATGTAAATACAGATTTGGATTTACAGGAACTCTTGATGGAACCCAAACTCATAAATTGGTGTTGGAAGGATTGTTTGGTCCTGTTCAAAAAGTAATTACAACAGCTGAGCTTATTGAACAAAAACACGTTTCTCAATTTAAAATTAAAGCTATTGTACTTGATCATCCTAAAGAAGTAAAGGATGCATTTAAGAAAGTTAAAGGCGATAAACGATATCAAACCGAAATGGATTATATCGTACAAAATACGAAAAGAAATAAATTTATCAAAAACCTTGCGCTTTCCCTTGAGGGTAATACATTGGTTCTTTTTCAATACGTTAAACATGGAAAAGAACTTCATAATATGATAACAGATGAAGCTGACTGTAAGACATTTTTTGTTCATGGTGGCGTAGAAGGCTCCGAAAGGGATAAAATTAGAGAAATAGTAGAACAGTTACCTAAAAGTGTGATATGTGCAAGTTTTGGTACGTTCAGTACTGGAATAAATATTCCTAGTATTCAAAATATCATTTTTGCAACATCATACAAATCAAAAGTACGTAATCTTCAGTCAATAGGTCGTGGACTAAGAAAGTCCACGACGAAAACGTCAGCTACTTTGTTTGATATTACTGATGACTTATCAACAGGCAAATCATTAGAAAACAAGAATATATTATTGAGACAATTTATGGAACGAATAAAAACCTATAACGAAGAGCAATTCAGCTATAAGATCTATAAAGTAACCTTATAGAGTTTCAAAGACAACACTCTTATTATACTATGATTTGAAAAAAAGTAAAGGATAAAATGATGGCCCGTAAAAGAAATTACATTAACAACCGTTCGCTTTATGAGGCAATGGTTGAATATAAAGATAAATTAAATATTGCAATTGAAACTGGCGAAGCCAAACCGAAGGTTACAAAATATATTGGTGAATCAATTTTGCTCATAAATAACAACTTAGCGAAAAAACCAAACTTCTCAGGCTACACATATAAACAAGAAATGATAAGTGACGGGATTACTGATTGCCTTGCCGCCGTTGACAATTTTAAACCTGAACGATCAAACAACCCCTTTGGTTATTTTACTCAAATTGCAAAAAACGCTTTTATCAGAAGAATTCATAAAGAGAAAAAACAAACTTATATTAAACATAAAAATTATGAATTATCTATGCTAACAGCAACATCTTCTCAAAGGTATCAAATTCAACAAGTTAAATTGCACGAAGCTTCCGAAGAAATTATTAATAGTTTTGAGGAAAAACTCCGAGAAAATAAATCCTTTACTAAAGCTAAAAATTCAGCTAAAATAAGAGTAGTTGGAGTTGAGGCGTTTTTAGAGGATAAATTAGATGAAGTTGGCACTGATAACTGATACGCATTGGGGTGTTCGTAACGACAGTATACAGTTTATAGATAATACCAAAAAGTTTTTGGATAATATCTTTTTTCCGTATATTAAAGAAAATAATATTGATACGGTTATTCATTTGGGTGACATAGTTGACCGAAGAAAATTCATAAATATTAACACTGCTAACCGTTTACGTCAAGATTTTCTAGACCCGTTGTTTAAAAATAATTTAAAGCTTCATTTGATCATTGGTAATCATGATACCTATTATAAAAATACAAATGAAGTTAATTCTGCTCGTGAGTTGGTTCGTCCAGAAACATATACAAATATTACACTATATGATGATGTTGCAACTGAAGTGAAATTTGATGGATTGCCTATACTATTCATTCCTTGGATATGTGACGCTAATAAAGAGGAAAGTTTAAATGCAATTAAAGAATCTAAATCTTCAGTGGCTATGGGACACCTTGAAATCTCTGGGTTTGAAATGTATAAAGGCTCTATTATCTCTCACGGATTTGATAGGAACATTTTTGATCGTTTTAGTTATGTATTCTCTGGGCATTACCATCATCGTAGTACTGATGGTTCTATATATTATTTGGGTTCTCACGCTGAGTTCACTTGGTCTGATTACGACGACCCTAGAGGCTTTCACATCTTCGATACGGAAACTGGTGAAATAGATTTTATTGAAAACCCATACAAAATGTTTAAAAAAATATGGTATGACGATACGGTGGAAGGTTTTAATATTGATGATTTTGATTACGAAGAATACACAGAAACGATGGTTAAAGTTATTGTTCAAAATAAAAGTAATGCGTATTGGTTTGATAAGTTTATTGAAAAATTAGAAAATTCGAATCCATTACAATTACAAATTATTGAAGATCATCTTAATTTCGAAGTTGAAGATGAAGAAGATCTTATCAATGAAGCTGAATCGACATTAGATATTTTTAAGAAATTTATTGATGGTTATGAAAACGATACGATCAATAAGAAAAGTTTAAAGAATAAGATTACAGAGTTATATAATGAGGCAATTAGTTTAGAATGATAATGTTTAAAAAAATAAAATGGAAAAACTTTTTATCTACTGGAAATTATATAACTGAATTAGATTTAAACAAAGTAAATAATACATTAATTATTGGAGAAAATGGGGCGGGTAAGTCAACAGTATTGGATGCCCTTTCATTTGTTTTATTTGGAAAACCATTTCGTAAAATTAACAAGCCACAATTGGTCAATTCTATAACCAAAAAGAATATGCTTGTTGAAGTGGAGTTTGATATTGGCCGCAATCAATATAAAATCATAAGAGGTGTTAAACCTAATATTTTTGAAGTGTATCATAATAATGATTTATTGAATCAATCTGCTGTTTCTAGAGATTATCAAGAAATTCTTGAAAAGCAAATCCTTAAAGTAAACCATAAATCTTTTTGTCAAGTTGTGGTTTTGGGGTCAGCTACATTCCAGCCTTTTATGCAACTGGGAGCAAATCAGCGTAGAGAAATTATTGAAAACCTTTTAGATTTGCAGATATTCACTACCATGAATTCCTTACTAAAGGATAAAACTTTAAATAATTCTGATAAGCTAAAACAAATACTGACCGAAAAACGAGTATTAGAAAATAATATAGAATTGATCAAAGATCATATTGATGAATTTAAATCAAATACAGATAAATTGATTTTTGAAAAAGAAAGTATTATTGATGAAACTAATGAGCGGATTGATAAGCAACAATCCGAAAGAACTAAACTTGAAAAGTTAATTGAAATAGATAAATCTAAATTAAAAGATGAAAATGCTATTCAAAGAAAATTAAAGAAATTAGATTCGCTTAAACATAAGATTGAAGCTAATCTTGCTTTAATTGATAAAGATATTGAATTTTTTAATAAACATGATAACTGCCCTACTTGTAAACAAGCAATTGAAACCGAGTTTAAGGCCGTAACCATTAAAAATAAAGAAAAAGAAGCATTTAGTATTAAAGATGGATTGGAGAAGCTTGCAGAGGAATATAATAATACTAACAAACGGTTAGAAGAAATATTATTAGTCAATAGCGCTATTGCAGATAATAAACTTAAAGTGAACAATATCGTCAGTAGTATTTCGCATTTATCGGACTATATTAGCAATTTAAGAAAAGAAATTGAAAAACTGAAGAAAACTTCGGTGGATAAAAGTACGGACAAAATTCCTCAACTTAAAAAAGAATTGAAAAATATTGATAAACTTTATACTGAATTGTCAGAAGAAAAAAATGTTCTTTCGGCGGCTGGAGTACTGTTAAAGGACGGAGGAATTAAATCCAAAATCATTAAACAGTATATACCTATTATGAACAAGTTGATTAATAAGTATCTGGCTTCCATGGAATTTATGGCTCACTTTGAACTTGATGAAAACTTTAACGAGACAATAAAATCTCGCCATAGGGATATTTTTTCATATTCTTCATTTTCTGAAGGGGAAAAGATGAGAATAAACTTGGCTATTTTATTTGCTTGGCGTTCAATTGCTAAAATGAGAAATTCGATAAACACTAATTTGTTAATTATGGATGAAGTGTTTGATAGCTCATTAGATTCTAATGGAACTGAAGAGTTCCTGAAGATAATAAAAAACTTGACAATTGATACAAATACGTTTATAATATCTCATAAAACTGATCAATTGATAGATAAATTTGATAAGGTTATAAAATTTGAAAAATATAGAAATTTCAGTAGGAATGTAAATGAATAAATTAAAGCTTGTAGATGAAAATGATCCAATTCTTACGACTCCATGTAAAGAATACGATTTTGACAATCAACCATTTGAACCAATTCAATATGCTAGGGATTTAGTTGAAACTATGTATAGTGTTGGAAGTTTTGGCCTTTCATCAAATCAAGTGGGAAATGAATACAAGGTAATTGCCCTTAGGGGTTCGCCTGAAAATATTGTAGCATATAATCCAAAAATAGTATGGGAAAGCGATGCAAAAATATTATTAGAAGAAAAATCCTTTACTTCGCCGGGAATTTTAGTTAAAATAAAGCGTTCGCAGCATATTCGGGTTAGATATAATATGCCTAATGGAGAACTAGTTACGAAAAAATATACTGGAATGACTGCCAGAATATTTCAACAGCAGATGGATTATTTGAACGGTGAAATATTTTACAATAAAGCAAATTATTTTCATAAAAAACAAGCGTTGAAGAAAAGGAAAAAATGAATATCTTTTATATTGACGAGTCCCCATTTCAATCAGCCGAATGGTTAGTTGATAAGCATGTCGTCAAAATGATTCTGGAATCGGCTCAGTTGTTATCTACAGCACACCGTGTTCTGGATGGTGAAATGGTTGAAGGTATTAAAGTTAATCCAGAGACCGGCAAAACAAGAAAATGTAAAGCATACTTACTAAGTGATTCGCGAGATTCAGTTATTTATTCTGCAACTCATGTTAATCACCCTTCGGCTATTTGGGCCAGGGAATCGGTTGAGAATTATAACTGGCTAGTGGATCACTTTTTTGCAATTATGGCAGAGTATACTTACCGTTACGATAAAGTTCATAAATGCTTCGGTGCAATTAGTGCTACTTTGCAATCTCCTCCACACAAACTAACTAACTGGGATATGACAGAAATGCCGAGTTGTATGGATGAGAAATATATCGTATCAAAAAATCCTATCGACAACTATAGAAATTATTACAAGAATGGTAAATCACACCTTCATTCTTGGAAAAAACGAACACCACCAGAGTGGATTATCTAAGGAGAATATTATGGATGAACAAAAATACGAACAAGCTCAAAAAGATATGGATGAATTTTATAAAGAATTGTCAGAATCAATGTGTATGCCATTTGATGATCAACGAATCTTTATGGAAGCTTGCGATCAAACAACGGTCGATTATAATGAAAAACAGTATAAAATGTATTTGAATTTAATTAAAGAAGAATATGAAGAATTATTTGCAGCATATCACCTTAAAGATAAAGTCGAACAGCTCGATGCTCTTATTGACATTATTGTTGTTACAATTGGGGCTATTCATAGTCTTGGTGCAAATGCTGAAGGTGCTTGGAATGAAGTAATGCGAACTAACTTTGCTAAAATTGATGAAGAAACTGGTAAGGTTCGTAAACGTGATGACGGAAAGGTTTTAAAACCAAAAGACTGGACACCTCCGCAACTAGTTAATTACGTCGAAAAATAATCGCCTATATACTTGCAAGAATTATTAAAAAAGAGGTAATGCAAATGGTAAAGGTAATTGTAGCTAAAGATAAAATTGATTGTGAACATTTATTAGGCACATACGTAGATGAAAGTCATTATGACATTTTAGTAGAAGAAGATACTGATTGTTATATGCCAGCAACGTGCAATTTGCTTGAAAGGTCAAATTGTAACGATGATTGTTCTACTTGCGAAAAAGGGACTGACGAAAGACGTATTGCATTTAAATTTCGTAAAAATTATTTTAGTGAAGAAGAGCAAAAGATGGCTTACGAAGGGCTTGTTAAAGCAGCTACTGGAAGTCAAAATCGAGGTATTGCCGCTGGCCCGCGTGGTGGTCGTTTGGCTTTGGATGAAACTGGTGTTGGAAGGGATTGGGTTACACCATATCAACAAGAAGTTTTAAGTTTTCTTTTAGACGAAAGTGGAAAACTTTTTGAAGATAATAATTTAGAGTCCATTAAAGAAAAATACAAAAATCCAAAATATAGTGCTGAAGATGAAGTTCGTGGAACTGTATGGCTTCGTAGTAAAGTTGAAGAAGAATATCCTGATTATAATGGATGGTTTGATTTATGGGTTGCTGGCCTAAGTAATAAACCGCCGGAAATGATTAAAGAAGAAGCTCATAAAATTGCTTATGAATGGATTTCAACTACTAACTATGCCAGAACAGTATTTTCTGGGGTTGCCGGTTGGTTTGATCGTTATCCACGTATTCCTTATGGAAGGCCAACTTCTTATACCGAAAAACATTTCGATTTATTTAAGAAATCCTATCCGTTTCTTCAAACATTAAATAATGGATTTAAAGAATTGATGCCTTGGAGGTGGTCAAATCAAAAAGCTGCGGTTGATAAAATTGACTCAAAATTTGTAGTTCCTGAAACTGTATTTACTACTATTACAGTAAATAAAGGTTTTCGAACTGCTTGTCATAGGGATGCTGGTGATTTAGACGAAGGTCTTTCTAACCTTTTGGTTTTAGCTAAAGGTGATTTCGAAGGCGGATACTTAGTATTTCCAGAATATCGTGTGGCAGTTAATCCAAGACCAGGTGATTTGCTTCTTGTCAATAATCATGAAATTATTCATGGTAATACTGAAATTAAGCCAAAAGATAAAAATTCTCACCGTATTTCTTTGGTTTGTTATTTTAGGGAAAAAATGCTTGACCTTAAATCTTACGAATATGAATCACTAAGGCGTCAATATGTTGATGAACGCCGTTTAAATAAAGACCATAAACTATGGAAACCTTTATGGAATGGGGTTAGTCCAAATATGTGGTACGAGGAAGAATGGTATGATTATTTGAGAAAACATAACATTCCTAATCCTTATGAAGTTGAAAAATCTGCTAGTCTAGATAATTTCTTTTAAATGAATGGAAATATAAAATGAGAATAATTGCAATTGGCGGTGAGCCAGGTTCCGGAAAATCAACTTTAATGAAACGTATTATTAATGAATTTGAAATGGAACCCAAATATCAAGAATATAAACTTGTGCCTTATTTACAAAGAGGAAACATTTATATTCTAGGAAAATATGAAGAAGGTGAGGTATTTTCCGGAACTGATCGCATGAGTATGGCGGTTCAACCGGAAGCTATAAAATTTCTAAATACATTAAGCGATGATTCTATTGTAATTTATGAAGGCGATAGATTATTTACTACTTCGTTTCTTGAATATTGTATGGAACATTATGACCTTAAAATCGTTTATTTAGAAACCGAACGGGAAGTTCGTGATAAACGGTGCGAGGAACGGGGTAGTGACCAAAACGAACAATGGCTACAAGGCCGTGAAACTAAAATTCTTAATATTTTATCTAACATGTTTTTGATGCTTAATGTTTCTAGGTATCAAAATAATAATTTAAAAGAACAAGAAGTAGTATTTGAAGCAATTACTAAGGAGATGGTAAACTAATGGAAATTAAAATTGATGTGGAAAAACTTCGTAAGCGTGGTTTATTTTTGGCTACCCCGATGTATGGCGGCCAATGCGCGGGTATGTTTACTCGTTCGGTAGCTGATCTTTCGGCATTTTGTGCCAAACATAATATTCCTCTTCAGGTATATTTTCTATTCAACGAATCGTTGGTAACGCGAGCTCGCAATTATTGCGTTGACGAGTTTATGCGTAGCGAATCAGAACATATGATGTTTATTGACTCGGACATTGGATTTAATCCTCAAGATGTAATTGCTTTGATGGCACTTCAAGCAATGGATGAAGATAAATATCAAATTATTGGCGGTCCATATCCAAAGAAAACTATTGCCTGGGAAAAGATTAAAGCAGCAGTAGACAAAGGTGTGGCTGATGAAGATCCAAATGTACTGGAAAACTTTGTGGGTGATTATGTATTCAATCCCAAAGCCGGAACGACTTCTATTAAAATCGACGAACCGGTGGAAGTTATGGAAATCGGTACTGGATTTATGATGGTTGCTAAGTCAGCACTTCAGAAATACACAGATTCTTTTCCACAATATATGTACAAACCAGATCATGTTCGTACAGAAGCATTTGACGGTTCTCGTGAAATTATGCAATTCTTCCAGGCTGAAATTGATCCCAAGACTAAACGGTATTTGTCGGAAGATTATTGGTTCTGTCAACGTGCTCAAGAAATCGGACTTAAAACTTGGTTTTGTCCATGGATGCGTTTGCAACACGTAGGTTCTTATATTTTTGGTGGTTCGCTAGCTGATCTAGCTTCAGTTGGAGTGGCAGCCACAGCTGATCCAAGTAAATTGAAAAAACAGAAAGGTAAATAATATGTTAATTGAATTGACTCACCCAGAAGATAATTATGAATTTTGGATTGATGCTGATGAAATTTCTGCATTAGAACGGTACAATAAACCAAAAACAATTCTAATTAATCCTGATGGTGATAAACCTTCAGTTACAGCCATGGTTATGAAAAATGGAAGGGTTATGTCTTGTAAAGAAACGCCAGCTCAGATTTTTAAAATTATGGCAAATGCAGTTAATTAGTAAATAGGAGTTATATTATGCATATCACAACAGATACTTTAAACATTTTGAAAAACTTTTCTAAAATTAATGCATCTATTTGTATTGATTCTGGCGATGTATTAAAAACTATTTCATCTTCCAGAACTATTATGGCTAAAGCTAAAGTAGATACCAATTTTCCAAAAAACTTTGCAATTTATAATATTGATCGTTTTATTTCAACGCTAAGCTTGTTTAGTATGCCCACTTTGGAATTTAAAGATAATTATGTTGAAATTTCTGATGGAAAAACTAAATCAAATTATACATATGCTGATGAATCTACTTTGAAAAAGGCTCCAGATAAAACTATTAGTTTACCTTCAGTAGATGCTAATTTTGAAATGACATATGACCAGTTTAAAGAAATTGAAAGGGCTGCCGGGGTTTTGGGGTTGCCTGAAATTTCAATTACTGGTGATGGTTCTTCCATTTATCTAAAATCTATTGATTCAAAAAATCCTTCGGGAGATATTTATTCAATTGAAATTGGTGAAACAACTCAAGAGTTTAACGCTATTTTTAAACTGGAAAATATTAATAAAATTCTTTCGGGGACAACATACGAAGTTAGTATTAGTTCTAAAGGTATTTCCCAGTTCTCAAGCGAATTGGTTGATTATTGGATTGCAGTTGAACATAACTCAACTTTCTAAATTAGGGGGAGTAAATCCCCCTTTCTATTTTTATAATGATAATAAAGGATTTAAGCGTGAACGACGAATTTTTGTTTGTGGAAAAGTACCGTCCAAAAACTATTGAAGAAACAATTCTTCCAGCTGACCTGAAACAAGTATTTCAGAAATTTATAGACCAAAAGAATATTCCTAATTTGATTTTGTCTGGTACAGCTGGTGTTGGTAAAACAACTGTTGCCCGAGCTATGCTTGAAGAACTTGGATGTGACTATATTGTAATAAACGGATCTATGAATGGTAATATTGATACGTTGAGAAATGAAATCCTTAATTTTGCATCGTCAGTTTCTTTAAGCGGCGGTCGTAAATATGTTATTTTGGACGAAGCAGACTACCTTAATGCAAATTCTACCCAACCTGCATTACGTAATTTTATGGAAGAATTTTCAAAAAATTGCGGATTTATTCTGACTTGTAACTTCAAAAATAAAATTATTGAACCGTTACATTCCCGTTGCTCTTTGGTTGATTTTAAAATCAGTAAAAAAGATATGGCCAAACTTGCCACTAAGTTTATGAAGCGATTGGTCTTTATTCTGGATAATGAAGGTATCAAATTCGACAAAGCAGTAATTGCTGAATTGATTTCTAAATATTTCCCAGACTGGCGTCGCACGTTAAATGAGATTCAACGATATTCAGTAACAGGTAGTATTGACAGTGGTATTCTGGTAAACCTTCAGGAAACTTCCATCAAAGAATTGATTGGATATATGAAGGATAAAAACTATACGGAAATTCGTAAATGGGTAAAAAATAATATTGATACTGATGTTGATGTATTGTATAACGAGTTTTACTCATCAGCTTCAGAATATTTTACCCCAAGATCAATTCCACTATTGGTTGTTACAGTGGCCAAATACCAATATCAAAATGCATTTTCGGCAAATCCAGAAATTAACTTTGCCGCTTTCTGTGCAGAAGTTATGATTGAAACGGAGTTTAAATAATGAAAAACGATGCAGTAATTTATGATTTTGAAACTTTATCACAAAATGCATCCAAATGTGTGGTGGTTTCTTGTGCAATGACAACATTCAGCCGCGAACGTCTCGGAGAAGGTTATTACACGTTTGATAAACTCGTTAAACAAATTCAAAATATTAAATTCAAAGTTCAGGAACAAGTCGAGGTATATAATCTTGAAATTGATCCAGAAACCCTTGATTGGTGGAGAGAACAATCCAAAGAAGCACGGGCTCTTATCAAACCAAGTTCTGAAGATGTAAGTATTAATAAGATGATTCCTTGGTTTAATTCTCAAATTGATCTTAATGATGTCAGAGTTGTGTACACCCGTAATAATACATTTGATCCAGTTATATTGAAAATGATTTGTGAAATTACGGGACATAAATTCCCATATCCATGGTGGGCGATCCGTGATACCAAAAGTACAATTGATGGCCTAACGTGGCATCACAATATTAAAGATTCATTCATCCCACCTAATTGCGAAGGATATGTAAAACACGATCCAGCGCATGACGTTGCCCTTGATATTATGCGACTTCAAACTTTAGCACAGGCAACCAAATAATGTTAGATGTAACTTTACAAAAACGTGAACCGGAAAAGGTAGAAGTAAAAACAAAGAAACCTACCTACAATTGGCTTTTTGAGAATAGTATCAATACAGGTAAAGAACATTTAGATGTTTCTCAACAAGAATTTAAATATGAGAAATGGAGAACTATTAGTTCTTTATCTAACTTTGTTGACACTATTTTTTATTCTAACCAAATGAATATGAATTATAATGTAACTGATCAGATGCATTACGATTATTTGTTTTATTCTATCAGAAAGTCAAAAAGATATGGTAAAAGGAAGACTGAACAGGATAAGCAAAATGAAAAACTAGCTAAAGAAGAACAAGATAACATTAACGTAATTTGCGATTTTTATAAATACAATAAAGTTAAAGCAAAAGCGGCTTTGCGCGTTTTGACTGGTGAACAAATAAAAGAAATAAAAAATAAATTGCAAAGGTAGAATGATGGATGAATTGTTAGATACTTTAGTTGAAGTGAGAATTAAAAAAGAAGAAAACTTTTTAAAAATTAAAGAAACATTAACACGAATCGGTGTTGCTTCCCGTAAGAATAAAACTTTATATCAATCATGTCATATTTTTCATAAACAAGGAAAATATTACATTGTACATTTTAAAGAAATGTTTTTAGTAGATGGTAAAGAGTCTAATTATACCGACGAAGATATTGGTAGAAGAAATAAGATTATTAGTTTACTGGAAGATTGGGATTTAATTGAAGTTGTTAACCCTTCTAAAATTGAAACGCCAATGGCCTCAATAAGTCAAATTAAAATCATTAGCTATAAAGAAAAATATGACTGGGATTTAGAATCAAAATACAACATAGGTAGAAAGAAAAACTAATGAGAACGACCAAAGAAATCGAAATTGAAATTAAAAAAATTCAAAAAAGGCTTAGGACTAAAGACGATTTCTTTGACCGACCAATTAATAAAATGAAAGGTGAATTAGAAAATGAATTTGTTTCCTTGGAGAAAAAAACCGGAACCAACCCCCGACCAAGCACAAAAGTTGCTGGCAGAAATTAAAGAAATATTATTTCCGCCCTTAAAACTTGAAACAATTACAGAAAAAGACGGGAATACAGTTAAGATAAGTATTGACTATTCTGTTGATTGTAATCTTGATGCGGCTTTGTATGATTTAATGGAAGATTCAAATGATAAAGTCACTCAAGATACCATTAGGAAAGTTTCTGAACGGTTATTTAAAGTTAAACAACTGTTAAATGCAAATGAAGTTATTCATAAAGAAGCTCAATATTTAATGGTATCAAATTTAGAATCACAAGAAAAAGAAGAAAACTTATATACTGAAGAACTTTAATAAGCTATAATTATATTATGAATACTTGGATTATACAAAAATATATTGGGTTGTTGTCAACCCGACTAGATAAATTTCAAAAGAAAAGTTCTACGCTATATAATTTTCGTTGCCCAATTTGCGGGGATTCGGAAACAAATAAAAATAGAGCAAGGGGCTACATTTATCAAACTAAAGGTAAATGGGCCTATCACTGTCATAATTGCGGTGCGAGTATGTCAGCAGTTAATCTTATTAAAACAGTTGACTTAAACCTATTTAATGAGATGCAACTAGAAAATATCAAAGAAAATAAAACTCCCGAGGAATTGAAAAGGGAAGAATTCTTTGAAAAAATGAAAAAACCAAAATTCCTTAAATCGGAACCGTTAAAAGGTCTTAAGAAAGTAAGTCAACTTTCACCAGACGATTCTATAAAAAAATATATTATCAAACGTAAGATACCGAATAAGTATCATGCGAAACTATTTGCATGTCCAAATTTTATGGAATTTACAAATAGATTTATTCCAAATAAATTTAATAAAGATGCTTTAAAGTACGATGAGCGTAGGTTACTAATACCATTCTTTAATGAAAATAAAGATTTACATGCTTACCAAGGTAGATCGTTTCGAACCGGTGATAGAGGTGTGAAATATATCACCATTGTCTTGGACGAAACTGTTCCTAAAATTTATGGCTTAGATACAGTTGATAAAAAAGAAACAACATATGTTCTTGAAGGTCCAATTGATTCTATGTTTGTGGAGAACTCAATAGCAGTCGCTGGTGGCCAGATGGTTTCTGCTCTAAAAGGTTTTAACAAAGATAATCTGGTATTAATTTATGATAATGAACCAAGATCAAAAGAAACTGCTTCCAAAATTGAAAAGGCGATATACAACGGATATAAAGTATGTATCTGGCCCAAAAACCTAGAACATAAAGATGTGAATGATATGGTCATGGCAGGAATGACTCCGGAATTTATCAAACACACAATTGATCATAATACGTTTAGTGACCTGCAAGCTAAACTAGCACTAGCAAATTGGAGAATTTGATGAAAGTAACTTTGAAGGCATACACGCAACCTGTTGATAATACAGATATTAGTGATATGCAGGAATTTATTGCCTTTTGCGCAAGGGTATCAAACCCATCTAACCAATATAACACAGAAACAAGCGATAGGTTATTGGCTTATCTAATCAATCATAAACACTGGTCACCATTTGAGATGGCTGATGCAAATTTAGAAATCGAATGTACTCGTGATATTGGTCGTCAAATTCTCCGACACGCTTCCTTTCGTTTCCAGGAATTTAGTCAACGTTATGCCGATCCAACAAAAGACATGATCTTTGTTTATCGTGAAGCCAGACTCCAAGATCCTAAAAACCGCCAAAATAGTATTAAGGTAAATGATCCGCGACTAGAATCTGAATGGCAAGATAAACAACAAGAAGTTATTAATGCCGCCCGAGATGCTTATCGTTGGGCCATTGAAAATGGTATTGCCAAAGAGCAAGCACGTTGTGTTCTACCCGAAGGTAATACTATGTCAAGAATGTATATGAAAGGTTCTATTCGCAGTTGGATTCATTATATTGATATTCGTACCGGAGAAGAAACTCAACTTGAACATAGATTAATTGCCAAGGCTTGTGCTGAAGCAATTAGTAAAATCTTTCCTATGGTGGAAAATTTTAAACACTAATTACATATTCAATAATGTTCAATAAGAGGGTTCGATGTTAAAAGTAATAAAAAGAAATGGAACAAAAGAAGAATTAAACCTATCTAAGTTTCATAAAGTTGTTGAATGGGCCTGTGAAAATATCACAGGTGTATTTGAATCAGAAATTGAAATTCGTTCTCATATTCAATTTTACAATGGAATGAAAACTTCTGATATTCAAGAAACCTTGATTAAAGCTGCGGCAGAATTAATTAGTGAAGATACTCCAAACTACCAGTATGTTGCGGGTAGATTAATTAACTATCATCTTCGTAAATTGGTTTATGAACAATATGAACCGCCTAAATTAATTGATCATATTAAGAAAGTTGTGGATTTGGGGTTTTACGAACCAAAAATCTTAGAATGGTATACTGAAGAAGAGATTGAAGAGATTGATAAATTTGTTGATCATGAACTAGACTTTAATATTGCTTATGTCGGAATGGAACAATTTCGCGGTAAATATCTAGTTAAAAACCGTGTTACGGGTCAAGTTTATGAAACGCCTCAAATGGCTTATGTTTTGATTGCTATGACATTATTTCATAATTATAAAATCGATAGAATTAAATGGGTAAAGGAATTTTATAATGCAATTTCCCAATTCTATATTTCTCTACCAACTCCAATCATGGCAGGCCTAAGAACTCCTCAACGACAGTTTGCCTCTTGTGTATTGGTCGAAAGCGGTGATTCGTTAGATTCTATTAATGCAACTTCTGCGGCAGTTGTAAAATATGTTTCACAAAAAGCCGGTATTGGAATTAATGGCGGGCGTATTAGGGCAAAGGGTTCACCAATCCGTAATGGAGATACCAGCCATACAGGTGTTATCCCATTCTATAAACATTTTCAATCTGCCGTAAAATCATGTTCACAGGGAGGCGTTCGCGGTGGCGCCGCCACTCTTTATTATCCGATTTGGCACCTAGAAGTAGAAGATCTTTTGGTACTTAAAAACAATAAAGGTACGGAAGATAACCGTGTTCGACATATGGATTATGGTGTTCAGTTTAACAAATTAATGTATGAGCGTTTGTTGTCGGGCGGAGAAATTACGTTATTCTCTCCAAGCGACGTTCCTGGCCTTTATGATGCTTTCTTTGAGGATAATGATAAGTTTGAGCAACTGTATACAAAATATGAAAACAGTTCCAATATTCGTAAAAAGAAAGTTTCTGCAATTGAATTATTCTCTTCATTTATGCAAGAACGTAAAGATACTGGTAGAATTTATTTGATGAACGTAGACCATGCTAATAGTCATGGTTCTTTTGTTCCAGAACTAGCCCCAATCCGTCAAAGTAACCTTTGTACCGAAATCACACTTCCGTGCAAACCTTTGAATAATATCAATGATCCGGATGGAGAAATCGCACTCTGTATTCTTTCGGCAATTAACTGGGGTCTTATAAACAAACCAGAAGATTTTGAAAAATCTTGCACCTTAGCAGTTCGAGCTTTGGATGCTTTGATTGACTATCAAGATTATCCGGTATATGCCGCCGAATACTCAACAAAAGCACGTCGTCCTATTGGAATTGGTATTATTAATTTCGCATATTGGATGGCTAAAAATGATTTGAATTATCAATATATTGATGAAGCTGGCCTTCAATTGATTCATGAATACGCAGAGGCTTGGTCTTATTATTTGATTAAAGCATCATTGGATTTAGCAAAAGAAAGTAATAAAATTTCCAAGCTAAAAGAAACAAAATATTCGCAAGGTATTGTTCCAATTGATACGTATAAAAAAGAGCTTGATGAAATAGTCAAACCCGTTTATAATATGGATTGGGATGGACTAAGAACGGAGCTTAAAGAGCACGGAATTAAAAACTCCACGCTGATGGCACTTATGCCATCAGAAACTTCTTCTCAAATCGCCAATGCCACAAATGGTATTGAACCGCCTCGTTCTTTGGTTTCGGTTAAACAAAGTAAGGATGGTATTCTTAAGCAGGTTGTTCCACAGGTTCGTAAACTCAAGAACAAATATGACCTGTTATGGGATCAGAAATCGCCGGTTGGATATTTGAAAATTGTTTCTGTGTTGCAGAAATTTATAGATCAAGGCATTTCAGTTAATACTTCGTATAATCCTAGATTTTATGAAGAAGAAAAGATTCCAATGTCTGAGATGATTCAACATATATTAATGTTTTACAAATACGGGGGTAAACAATTATATTATTTTAATACCAATGATGGTGCCGGAGAGATGGAACTTCCGAAATTAAAGGAAGGTGAAGTAGAAGATGATACGAGTTGTGATTCTTGCACTATTTAGCTTGTAAAATACACTTGTAAAATTTAAGGATAGTAAATGAAAGTATTTGATTCAACAAATAAAAAAGATCATACACAAGCCCGTGCGTTTTTTGATGACGCTCCAACTATTGCTAGGTATGATAAAGTAAAATATTCATTTTTAGAAAAGTTGACTGATAAGCAACTTGGTTTCTTTTGGCGACCGGAAGAAGTTGATATCTATAATGATGCCAAAGATTTTAAGTCTTTGACTGAACACGAACAACATATTTTTACTAGTAATCTAAAACGACAAATTCTTTTGGATTCAGTTCAGGGTCGTGCTCCAACAGCGGCCTTTGCGCCTATTTGTTCATTACCAGAACTAGAAAACTGGATTACAACTTGGACATTTAGCGAAACTATTCACTCAAGGTCATATACACATATTATTCGTAATATCTATTCAAATCCTTCAATTGTTTTTGATGGTATTATGGATATTGAAGAAATTGTTGATTGTGCAGATGATATTAGTGAATATTATGACCAACTTATCAAAATGAATAATTTTTATTCAGATAAAGATCATCCAGAACATGAATTATATGAACATAAGAAACTTTTGTGGCTAACATTGATGTCAGTGAATATTCTTGAAGGCGTCCGATTTTATGTTTCATTTGCTTGTAGTTGGGCCTTTGCCGAGCTTAAAAAGATGGAAGGTAATGCCAAAATTATTAAATTGATCGCCCGCGATGAGAACCTACACTTGGCAGGAACTCAACAACTTCTAAAAGTTCTTAAGAAAGACGATCCTATTTTTGAGAAAATTGCGGAAGAAACAAAGGAAGAATGCGTACATCTTTTTGAGCAAGCAGTAGACCAAGAAAAACAATGGGCTAAGTATTTGTTTAAAGATGGTTCAATGATTGGTTTGAACGAGAAAGTCCTTTCAGACTATATAGAGTGGATTGCAAATAAACGAATGACTGCTATTGGACTACCAACAAAATATAAAGGCGGCGCAAATCCTTTACCATGGACGCAAAAATGGATTAGTGGATCTGAAGTTCAAGTCGCGCCTCAAGAAACGGAAATAACTTCATATGTTATTGGTGGTGTTAAAAAGGACGTAACAACTGATTCCTTTAAAGGATTTAGCTTATGACAAATATAAACGAAAAATATACAACGTGTCCTGAGTGCGAAGCTGAATTTTTTGTTCAGCATGATAATGTCGGAGACCCTGAATATTGTCCATTTTGTTCAGCGGTATTGATTGATGATATCGAAGAGGATTATGATGACGAGGATTATTAAATAATTCTATAATAAATATTGATAGCTTAAATAAATTATAGAGTTATCAATGTGGATATATGATGAAAAAGAATTAGACGAATCTCTTATAGATGATTATATTGGATTCGTCTATATAATAACAAACCTTACCAATAATAAAAAATATATTGGAAAAAAGCTTTTTAAGAGTACAAGATCAAAAAAAGTTAAAGGAAAGACCCGTAGAAAACGAGTCATCAAAGAAACTGATTGGAAAAAATATTGGGGTTCTAATGAAGAACTTAAAGAAGATGTAAAAAAACTCGGCGAATCAAATTTTCAAAGAAAAATACTAAACTTATGTAAAACTAAAGGTGAGTGTAATTACTTTGAAGCGAAACATCAATTCGTAAACGAAGTTTTAGAAAACGATGATTGGTATAATGGACATATATGGGTTAGGGTTCATAAAAAACATATTAATCCTAAATAAAAAGCTTTACTTTGCTTTAAAAAAATAGTATAATATTGTATAAAATGAAAGGAAAAAAATGAATATTGTTTTATATACAAAACCAAATTGTTCTTTTTGCGAAAAGGCTAAGCTTCTTTTGAATGTTAAAAACTTGCCCTTTTCTGAACAAGTATTAGGTTCTGATTTCACTAAAGAATTTCTTCTTGAACGTTATCCAGATGCGTCTACTTATCCGGTTGTGGTAATTGATGGATTTGATATCGGAGGATATAATGAATTGTTAATGAAACTAAATGAAGAATCTTACAAACAAACTCATGAAAAACTATTGATGGAGAGTAAATAATAATGAATGTTAATCGCGATGCTTTGATTAATGATCTACGTGGTAATGTGATTGAAGTTGGCTTTACTAAGGTCAACGGTGAAAAGCGGGTAATGCTCGCCACCCTTCGGGAAGATATGTTGCCCGAATCCTTCCGAAACTCAGAAGCTGAGAAAAAAGAAGAAAAAGATTTTCATCAAGAATATAAAGAATCAATCGCTTGTTGGGATGTTCAAAAAGGCGGTTGGCGCTCTTTCCGAATTGATAGCGTGGAATATGTTCAAGCCAAGGATGGCTATAATTAATGATTGGATTTGAAGAAAACGAAATTTCCGAAAACGCCAATGGCGGCACGGAACTATCAAAACGCAAACTAGCTCATCTTATTCCGGATGAGCTATTGCACGAATTTCAAATTATCCCTTCTCGAGTACGAGATCTTAAAGAGGATAAGATTCGACTTTATTGGCAGCACGATCTAGCCATGGATCCAGAAGTTAGTCATCTGGCCGATCCTAATAGTCGAAACCAATTCCATAAATTCTGTTTTGTCTCTAATTGGCAATTGAACGATTTTGTGGATAAACTTAAATTCCCCCAAGATGAAAAATGTCAGGTAATTGAGAACCCGATTGATCCACTGGAGGCTCACGTGAAGCCAAAAGATGTAGTCAATTTGGTATATTTTTCAACGCCTCAACGTGGTCTGGATATTCTGGTTCCTGTGTTTGAAGAACTAGCCAAGAAACATGATAATATTCATTTGCACGTATTCTCAAGTTTTAAGATTTATGGATGGGAAGATTCTGATAAAGCCTTTGAGCCGTTGTTTAATAGAATTGAACAGCATCCTCAGATGACTTATCACGGAGCAGTTCCTAATGAAATACTGAGAGAAAAACTCAAAGAGATGCATATCCTGGCATATCCAAGTATTTGGCAAGAAACAAGTTGTCGGGTTCTGATGGAATCAATGTCAGCTGGACTTATGTGCGTTCACCCTAATCTGGCGGCCTTGCCCGAAACGTCAGGTGGACTGACTTCTATGTACCAATACTTCGATGATCATAATAAACACGCTCATCTGTTTATGCAATACCTGGATCATGCTATTGGTCAGGTTCATAAAGAATCAGCATCAAACTATTTGGCCTTTGTAAAAACCTATGCAGATACTCGTTATAATGCAGAACGTATCGCTAGACAGTGGGAAGGAATGCTTCTTGACTTGGAAGCGCGATACCCCACTAAAGAATCTCGTGCCTTTCCCAAAGATGAATTTGTATATAAAACCTAAGATATTATAAATACATGTACAAAGGACCGAAAAAACATAATTAAAATAAAGGGTTAAAAGAGACATGCAGACTAACAATGTCGTACATTTTCCTAAACCCTACAGTGGCCCTAGAGTAAATGGGAATACCAAAGAAGATATCAAAACTAATATTGAAATGATAAAACATTTCCATATACAAGAAACTATTTCCACGGTTATTCCCATTTTATTTGCACAGTTAGAAATATCAGGATTTCCTATTGATGAAGAAAATGATAAGTTTGATATCAAAGATAGTGTTTTCATAGTAGAAACATTGAGAGCAATATTATGCAAATATTATGATATCGATCATCCTATACAAAAGGTGATTGAAAATATTTTTGAGGGTGAAGTAGAATCTGGAATGTTAAAAATAACTCAAAAATTGAATATTGATTTTAAAAATACTGAAAGGGTATGATGTGATTATTGTTGATTTGAATCAAATTATTCTATCAAATCTTTTGGCTGATGGAAGTGTCAGTAAGGGTCATAAGATTGATGAAAATATGGTTCGTCATATGATTTTAAATACAATTCGTTCTATTAATGTTAAATTTAAAAGCGAATATGGTGAACTAATTATTGCTACTGATAACTCTAACTATTGGCGTAAACAGTATTTTCCATATTATAAAGCTCATCGAAAAAAAGCTCAAAAAGAATCAAAAACTGATTGGAAACATGTTTATGATATATTAAATAAAATTCGTCAGGAAATTAAAGATTACCTTCCATATCGAGTTATTGATATCGAATCAGCAGAAGCTGATGACACTATAGGAACTTTATGTCATAAATTTGGTACTGAACTCAATATGGGAGAGCAAATTTTAGTTGTATCTGCGGATAAAGATTTTATTCAACTTCAAATATATGCAAATGTAAAACAATGGGATCCAATTCGAAAACGTTGGCTATCTCATAATGATCCGAAACAATACCTTATGGAGCATATAATTAAAGGTGACTCTGGTGACGGAGTACCAAATATTCTTTCACCGGATAATTGTTTTGTTATTGGAGAACGCCAAACGCCTGTTACGTCAAAACGAATGCAGAAATATTTGGCGCTGTTTCCTGAGCAAATGGAATCGCCCGTTGATAGGAATTATTTTCGTAATGAAACATTAATTGATTTGTCTAAAGTACCTGATGAAATTAAAGAAAAAATTATGGATTCATATAATGAGCAAGAAGGTAAAGATAAATCAAAAATGCTAAATTACTTTATAGAATATAAACTACGTAATCTAACAGAATGTATTGGAGAATTTTAAAATAATGGTAAATGGTGTTGCGGAAACGCTTACAAAAATTGGTAAAAAGAAAACCACTAAAGATAAAATTGAAGCTCTTAAGAAAGCTGATTCGTTGGGAATTCGAATTATGCTTCAAGCAGCTTATGATTCAAATGTAGAATTTCTTCTTCCGGAAGGAGCTCCTCCATATAAAAAAAATGAACTTGTTGACCAAGAACATATTTTTCTAAAGGAAGCGAATTATGTAACTTATTTTATCAAAGGCTTTCATCCTAACTTGACACAAACTAAACGGGAATATATGTTTGTTCAATTTTTGGAACGACTTGCCCCAGAGGATGCAGAAATGCTAGTTCAAGCTAAAGATAAAATAAAAGTAAAGGGTATTACTTTAAATCATATTAATGAAGCATTTCCAGGTTTGATTCCAGAAAATGTCGAAGCGTAATAGTAAAGCACGTAAAGAAGAATTCTACAAGGATGATGATTACTCTCCTCGTAGTAAACCTATCGTACAAAATAAGAGAAAAACAAGAAAAATTAATACTGCTTTGAAAACCAAAGATTTAGTTACTCTTCTTGATGATAATTTGTACGATGATTACGATATGAGGTATTGATACTATGCCCTTATACCAATTCATTGACCAAGAAACTGGTTTAGAACATGAAGAGTTGTTAAAAGCATCAGAACTAGATGATTATCTAAAAGATAACCCCAATCTACAAAAATGTCTTGGCGCTCCTCTTATTCACTCGGGAAGGGGTATGGGTAAACCAGATTCCAATTTCCGAGACCTTTTGAAAGAAATTAAAAAGTCAAACTCTAAGGGTACGAGTAAAAGCACTGTTAACACTTTCTAAAGGTAATATATGAGAGATTACAATCGAAGACTTAATAAAAAGCAAAAAAGAGAACTTCGAAGAAATTATGATCAAAGCGAAACTATAAACAATAATTTTAAAAATCTATCTTTAAAACAAATCAAACCCCTAACAGAAACTCAAATAGATGCATTTGAGGCATATGAAGAAGGCTTGAATTTAATATTACACGGTTTCGCAGGAACGGGTAAAACTTTCCTTGCATTATATTTTGCTCTCAAAACTATACTAGACAACCAATCTTATAACAAAATTGTAATTATACGCTCAACTGTTTCTTCCCGTAACCAAGGTTTTTTGCCAGGCAATCAAAAACAAAAGGAAGCAGTTTACGAAAAACCTTATCCACCAATTTGTTCTGATTTATTTGGAAGGGATGACGCTTATGAAATCTTAAAACGAAATCATAAAATTGAGTTTGAGAGTACATCCTTCTTAAGGGGTATTACCTATGAAAATTCAGTTGTAATTGTTGACGAATTTCAAAATATGAGCGATATAGAACTTCATACTATTATGACTAGAATTGGTGAAAATTGCAGAATAATCTTTTCGGGTGATATCCGCCAAGATGATTTGACCAGCGAAAGATTTAATGAAAAATCCGGTATTGCCGATTTTTTAAAAATTATAAAACATTTAAAAGAATTTGAGTTTATTGAATTCTTTGAAGATGATATTGTACGAAGTGAGCTAATTAAGTCTTACATAATTGAAAGGGCCAAATTAGGTTTATGAATAAAAAAATAATTCCCTTTGAGTTAGTAATAGAAGCTGAGCAATTTATGAGTCAGGAAGGCGAAGCGAATAATTCATTTAAACGGATTTTAGATAAAGCTGACGAATTTTTAGAATTGGGGTCAACTCCCGCATTTGTATTGGATACAAATAGTTGGGAAATTGAAGTATTAGATGCCGATAGTTTAGGTCAAAAAATACATTAACAGCCCCTTTAAAACATAGTATAAACCTACTATGTATATAATGACTGCCGAATAATCGGGGTCATAACTCTTGCTTGTAAAAGGAGAAAACTATGACAGGCGTTAAAACTTTACTACCACGTTCAACTTTTATTGGATTTGATCACTTGATGAATGAGCTTGATCGAGCTGCCAGACATTCTGCTGATCATTATCCTCCACACAACATTCTCAAAACTGATGATCACAATTATCTGATTGAGCTTGCTGTTGCTGGATTTAATAAAGATGAACTAGCCATTGAAGTTGAGGATAGGATCCTAACTGTAACTGGCGAGCACGTATCGAAGGGTCGCGAGTATATTCACCGTGGTATTTCCACCAAGAAATTCAAACGCACCTTTAGGCTGTCTGAATATGTTATTGTAAATGGAGCAGACTTTCAGGATGGCATTCTGTCAGTACAACTGAAGATTGAAATCCCAGAAGAGCTGAAGCCTCGTAAAATTGAAATTAATCAAAAAAACGAGGATAAAACTAATGAAGAATTTCTTCAAGAATATCGTGAAAGCATTTGAGAGATCATCTGCTGAACGAGCAATTAAAGAATTAGAACAAATGTCAGATAGAGATCTTAACGACATTGGTTTATCTCGCGGCGAAATCCGCGAAGCAGTTTACCAAAGTATTCGGTAGAAGAAAGGGCGGTCGTAATGACCGCCTTTTTTACTTTACTTCTTAGTAGAAATATAGTATACTAAAGTTTAATATGATAGATGGAGAAATAAATGGATTTTTATACTTCGATTTTTCAACGTGGAGAAAAATTATATGTTAAAGGATATAAAAATGGAATCCGTGAAAAAAAGGTAGTGTACTATAAACCTTATATGTTTATTCCCGCAAAAAATGGAGAATATAAAACTTTAGAAGGCAACCCTGTAGATAAAATTTACTTTGAAAGTATTACTGAAGCAAAAGAATTTATTAAAAGATACGAAGATGTTTCTAACCTAGAAATATACGGCCTAACCAATTTTACGTATACTTACATTTTTGATGAATTTTCAGATAATATTGATTACGACCAAAGTATTGTTAGAGTGGCCACTATTGATATTGAGTGTGCCGCAGATGAAGGGTTTCCTGACATTGAACTTGCGGATAAGGAAATAACAGCAATTACAATACGTATGGATGAAAAGTCTTATGTATTTGGTTGTGGGGATTTTTATACAGATGATAAAAATATTATTTACATTAAATGTAAAGATGAATACCAATTATTGAATAAATTTATTGACGCATGGGAATACCTAGATATTGATATCTTAACTGGTTGGAATATCGAATTTTTTGACGTTCCCTATACGATTAATAGGATTAAAACTCTTTTGGGTATGGATATTGCCCGCCGACTATCCCCTTGGAAAATTTTAAGGGAAAAACATATTGAATTTCGAGGTAAGCAAAACCAAAGTTATGACATTATGGGAGTTTCGGTATTGGATTATTACCAACTTTATCGAAAGTTTACCTTTGGAAATCAAGAATCGTATAAGCTTGATTATATTGCTCAAATAGAACTTAATGAGCAAAAAATTGATTATTCGGAATATGGAAATCTACTTGAATTATATAAAAATAATTTTCAAAAATTTATCGAATATAATATTTATGACTGTGTGCTAGTAGATAGACTTGAAGAGAAACTAAACTTTATTCAACAAGTTATGGCTATTGCTTATGATGGTAAAGTCAACTATGAAGATACAATGTCAACGGTCAGACCTTGGGATGTTATTATTCATAATTACTTGTTAAGTAATAAAATTGTAATTCCACAATTCAAAAAGAAAAGTTTGGACGAACCGTTTGTTGGTGGTTATGTAAAAGAACCAAACCCAGCTGAGTATAAATGGGCGGTATCTTTTGACTTGAACTCCCTATACCCCCATTTAATTATGCAATATAATATTTCCCCAGAAACCTTTAGAGGGAGAATAAGCAATTTTCCTGACCTTGAATTTTTGTTATCAGGGAAATATAATAACAGCAAGTATTCGGACGATCCATCTTATACTGTTGCAGCTAATGGTTGTCAGTACGATCAATCATTTAAAGGATTTCTACCAACTTTAATGGAAAAAATGTATAACGATCGAGTTATTTACAAAAAGAAAATGATTGAAGCCAAACAAGAACTTCAACAAATTGAAGAAGAATTATCTAAATTAGGTTAGAAAGGAAAGGCTACGGAATGGAATTTGAAAAAAATGTAACCAGCGCAAAAAGAAAGGAGGAGCTATTGGCGCGTCGTAGGCAATTAATTAATGATATTTCTCGCTACCATAATATGCAACAAGCGAAGAAAATTCAACTTAATTCTGCCTATGGCGCTCTGTAGCGAATCTGGGTAATGTGTATTTTAGGTGGTTCGACCGCAACTTAGCTGAGGCAATTACTACGTCTGGGCAATTATCTATTCGGTGGATTGGCGACCGAATGAACATGTATATGAATAAGCTTTTAAAAACAAAGGATGTTGATTATGTAATTGCCTCGGATACTGACTCTATTTATGTTGAAATGAAAGAATTAGTTGATAGGGTTTTTGCTGACCAAACTGATAAAACTAAAATTGTAGATTCGTTAGATAAATTTATTCAACAAAAAGTTGAGTCTTATATTGAAAACTGTTATAAAGACCTTTCGGTATATATGAACTCAAATCTACAAAAAATGAAAATGAAGCGCGAAATTATTGCTGAAACTGCAATTTGGCGTAAAAAGAAAATGTATATTATGGCGGCGTGGGATATTGAAGGTGTTAGATATTCAGAACCCCTTATTAAAATCTCAGGCGTTGAGGCTATTCGTTCTTCAACTCCACATGTTTGTAGAGAAGCCTTAGAAAAAATGTATAAAATTTTCCTTCAAGGAACTGAAAAAGAATTAATTGAATCAATTTCAAAGTTTAAAGAAGAGCATAGTAAAATGCCCTTTGAAAAAATTGCAAAACCTTCTGGTGTGAAGGGGCTTAAAAAGTATTCAGATCCAGTTAAACTTTACAAATTAGGAACCCCTATACATGTAAAAGGCGCTTTAATTTACAACGATATGGTAAAAAGAAAGAAACTTGAAAATGTATTACCTATGATTAACGAAGGCGATAAAATTAGATTTGCTTATCTTAAAATGCCAAATCCTTCATATGATACGGTAATTGCAGCTCCAGATGAGCTTCCAAAAGAACTCGGCTTGGATAAATATATTAACGTTGAAGAGCAGTTTAATAAAACCTTTTTAGAGCCAGTAAGATCTTTTGCCGCAGTTAAAGGTTGGGATATTGAGCGTAGGGCTTCATTGGATGATTTTTTCTCATAAGGAAAGTAAATGAAACTAGACGAATCGTATGATTTTGGGTTTAGCCTCGTATCGGAGGATGAATTAAAACAAGAAGAAAATATACTTAAACAACAAATTAGTGAAGTTGAACTAAGTGCCAAAGATAAACTCTTTGGCCTTAGGGATATGATAATGCCGCTTTTAATTAATTTGTCAAAAGACCCCGAAAAAACACATATTTTATGGCCTAATAGAGTTGAAAAAATTAATGAATTTATTGATAGAATCAATTCTTATGTAGGTTCAGAAAATGATTAATTACATTTCTTTACTAGTGGCCCTTAGTATATCTGGGGTCGCTGCTTACTACTCAATTGTTGGGCTAGCAACAATATTTGCAGGTGCGTGGTATCCGGTTATTGTAATGGGAATTGTATTGGAAGTTGGTAAAGTTACGACAGCAAGTTGGTTACATAAATATTGGAATACCGCCAACAGGGCAATTAGATATTACCTAACAATCATTGTTTTAATTTTAATGTTTATTACAAGTATGGGCATTTTTGGATTTCTATCAAAAGCCCACTTAGAACAAGTTGCCCCTTCGGCCGGAAACGATATATCTGTTGAACAACTAGATATGAGAATTGAAAGGGAACGAAGAAGAATATCCGATTCCGAGGCAGTAATTAATCAGTTAGATAGTGCTGTTCAAGTTTTGACTGATGCAAAAAGAATTCGGGGATCTAGCGGCTCGATAGCAGTAAGGGAAAGTCAAAAAGAAGAAAGGGAATCCCTTCAAAAAATAATTGATGAATCCTTTAATAAAATTCAAGAATTTCAAGATGAAAAATCGTTAATTCAAAGAGAGCAAGCTAATATCGAAGCAGAAGTCGGGCCAATTAAATATATTTCTGATCTAATTTATGGTTCAAATTCAACTAATGACCAACTGGAAAGTGCAGTTAGAATTGTTATTATAATTCTTGTAATGGTATTTGATCCACTAGCAATTGTATTATTAATTGCATCTAATACGGGCTTAAGGAAACCTAAATCAAAAGTAGGAAGGCCGAAAGGAAGTAAGAACAAAAAAAGCTTTACTTCTATGGATAAAAGAGGTATACTCAAAATTAACAATAACGATATGAGGTGATTTATAATGTCATTAAAAGATAAATTGATAAAAAACAGTACAAGTGAATTTACAAGTACATTAACGGATAGTAAAATTTATACCAAACAAGATATGATTCCAACTACTGTCCCAATGATTAATGCCGCATTAAGTGGAAGTATTGATGGCGGGATTGCACCAGGTTTGTTGATGCTAGCAGGGCCGTCCAAACACTTTAAAACAGGGTTTTCTCTGTTAATGGCATCTTCATTTTTGAAAAAATATCCAGAAGGTGTTATTTTATTTTATGACTCGGAATTTGGTACTCCGCAAGATTATTTTAAAACCTTTAATATTCCAACAGATTCAGTTGTTCATACGCCAATTACGGACATTGAACAATTAAAATTTGATATTATGCAACAAATGAAAGAATTGGATAGAACCGATCATGTAATGATTGTTATTGATTCTGTTGGTAATTTGGCTTCAAAGAAAGAAGTTGACGATGCCCTGGATGGAAAATCCGTTGCGGATATGACTAGAGCTAAGCAGCTTAAATCTTTGTTTCGTATGGTAACGCCGCACCTAACCTTAAAAGATATTCCATTAGTAGTGGTCAACCACACTTATAAAGAAATTGGAATGTTCCCAAAGGATATTGTATCCGGCGGAACTGGCGGAATTTATTCTGCAAGTAATATTTGGATTTTGGGCCGTCAACAAGATAAAGATGGCCAAGATTTAGCTGGATACCATTTTGTAATTAACGTTGAAAAATCCCGTTACGTAAAAGAAAAAAGTAAAATTCCAATTACGATTTCGTTTAATGGCGGAATTAATAGATGGTCCGGCCTATTAGATATTGCATTGGAAGCAGGATATATACAAAAGCCAAAAGTTGGTTGGTATTGTCGAGTTGATCCAGAAACTGGAGAAGTTTTATCCAAAAACTATCGAGCCAAAGAAATTCAAAATAATAAAGAATTTTGGATAGAAGTTTTAAAAGAAACTGATTTAGCTGGATTTATCGAACGTAAATATAAAATGGCAGTTGATTCAATCTTAGAAGATGATATGGAAGAATCGGATAAAGAAGTTGAAGAAGAACTAGAAAAAATGGAAGCAGCATAATATAATGTCTATTGAACAAATTATTTTCAATAATTTACTATATAATGAAGATTATGCTAGAAAGGTAATTCCATTTTTAAAAGAAGAATATTTCTCTGGATATGAAGATAAGGTTATTTTCGGTCTTATTGACGAATATGTAAAGAAATATAATAACTTCCCATCAAAAGAAGCGTTGGCCATTGATTTGGCCAACAAATCTAATATCAATCAGGAAACGTTTGAGAACTGCAAAAATGTTTTATCTAATATTGAACATGATCCGGATACTAAAATAGAATGGCTACTTGATAAGACTGAAGAATTCTGTCAAGAGAAAGCAATCTATAATGCCATAATGAATTCTATTCAAATCATTGACGATAAAAATGGTAAACAATCAAAAGGTTCTATTCCCAAAATTCTACAAGATGCTTTGGGCGTCACCTTCGATACTCATGTCGGCCACGACTTTATTGATGATGCAGAAGAACGGTTTGAGTTTTATAGAAAGAAAGAAGATCGTATTCCATTTGATTTAGATTATATGAATCGAATTACAAACGGCGGCCTACCAAAGAAAACACTTAACATTATAATGGCAGGAACTGGCGCTGGTAAATCTTTGTTTATGTGTCATTGTGCCGCTGCCAATATGATGGCAGGTTATAATGTTTTATACATTACTTTGGAAATGGCCGAAGAACGTATCGCCGAACGTATCGACGCAAATCTTCTGGATATTCGAATGGAAGAATTACAAATTATCCCAAAGGATTCA